AAAACAAAATCTACAAAATCTATTTAAAAATATTTATATTGTTCATATAACATGCGCCTACGCATTTTATATGATGATAATAAAGGCAACTACTATATTAAACAGCAACCCAAACTTTACGCTGAAACCAAACAATCCCTTTTCAAACTACTCAAATCAGAACTAGACGTTAAATCCATCCAAATTAGAAGGAATTCTATTTATTGTAGCACCGTGCTCGCCGCAAGACCCGAACCCATCAACAAATAAATTATTTTCCTCAAAACATCCACTCCAAAATGATTCGTTCGTTTTTTTCGTCCTCATAAAAGTCATTCATATCTACCGTATTGTTTCCTTTTTTCAAAGCACTAATACTCTCCTTTAGTTTCTTTAATGATATGTTTTTACTCGTCCACATCGGATGTATTAATAAACTAAATAAAGATGATGATTCATCAGTCTCTTTCACCGCAAAACAAGCCAATATATCACTTTGGTATTTGGAATTTATTTTATCAGGCAGCCACACATAATAGCTGTATTTTTCGTTTTTATGATATGTTTTCTCAAATTTATTCATATTATGAAATAAACAAGACGCCGAACTCCGCTTCTTGAGTCTTCCCATTTTTTCTAAATTATCTACCTGCTTCGTATCATCAAACAACTCGGACAACACGTGAGTATACCACGTTTTCGCTATCAAATTCACCTGTTGTCCTGTTAATTCTACCAAATCATTCTCGGGTAAATCCGATGACTTGTACTTGCTTCCAACCAAGGATTGCATATTTGTTTTATCATCCCATTGTATTACTTCATATTCATTTTCCTGGTTCTCATCGCCGTCACTATCGTCATCTCCCTCATCCCCACCCTCATTCCCATCTATCGCGTCCAACCAAGGAAACCTTTTTGAGTACAGTTTTGCCGAATCCCCAATTAAATAAGGTATAAAACGAGCACATTGATTATCTTTGAAAATAAAACCCTGTATAAGACCCAAAAAAAAAACCGAAACAAATGTGCACCAATACATTAATATTAATCCTTAAACTATATTTATTTCATTTTCATTAAATAATTATTGTTTTTTTTCAATGGTTTATTACTTTGTTTCAAAGGTTCGCTCATCTTCCAATTTCTACTCACTGTCACCGATTTACCGCCTTCATCGGTTAGCGTCAATTCTCGGGTTCGGGTTTGTGATTTTACTACATCAAATACACCGTTTTTACATGTTATCTTCATACTATTGAATTCGTTTTTACTGCACGAAGCTTGCGGTATTTGAGGATAATCATTGCATATTATTCCCATATATCGCCAAAAATCCGCCACAGATAGTTCTTGAATGTCGTATTTTTTCATGTAATCCATTAAATTCAAAAACGCATAAGACATCACACCGTACCATTTGCCCTCAAAGACACTCGATTCCGAAAATTGCTCGTCCTTACATCCACTCAACATCAATACGTTCGCACGCAAATCACCCTGTATCGTCTTTGTCACGGTCTCATTCGCCGATTTCAAATAATACTTCAGATCAAACGCACTCCCGCTATGACAACTGTCCATTAACGAAAATAAGTTCGTCGACGCCGGCAAGTACGAAAATAACCATTTCAATTGATCGTCTCTTATTAATCCCATATCCCCCGCAACCATACACTCGTCCCGCCCATCATCCTCCTCTTTTCGCCACCTCCTTAAATTTCTATCGAATACCCAGTTGTTGTCACTCACTTGCGTGCCGTGCCCCGAATAATGTAAGAATACTTTCCCGCTAGGATTGCGACGCGCCCACCGCACCATATTGAATAAAGAACCGACTATATTTCTGAATGTTGGTAGCCTCGTACTAACACTCTGGTTGTTTTCTTTGAATATATCCGTATCGCACAACACGTCAAATTCTTCGTAACCACTGCCTTTTAAAAACTTGTAAATCTCCAATACGTCGTTATCACATCCCGGCAAATACATCTGCGTATTAGGATAAGTGACGCCAATCAACAATCCATAACTTTTCACCATACTTTATAAATATTAGGTATATTTTATTTAGAGGTAACCACTCTCCGCCTCCCCTACCGCCTCGCCAAATGACATATCTATATTCGTCTGCTCCTGGATCGTTTTCTCTAAATATTCACTTGATATGGTTTCCATATCAATCCCACACTCTCCCGTACTACAATCGCCGCGCTCATGAATACTACCGTTCTTGTTTACTACTTTGTAAAGGTTATGTCCGCTTACCACATTCTTAGCATATATATTCATATGCTTCGGTCGCGTCAGTTCCATGTAGGTGGAATAACTTTTCACACTCACTATTTTATTATTACGAATCATAATATTGTTATTCAATTCTATATTTTGATTTATTTGTTTCTCGCGCTTTTTTTTAATTAATTCGCTCGATGTCATACCCCCATTGTGTAATTTGAACTTGGACGAAGAAAAGGATATTGTTTTGGTCATTTTACATATTATGAAGATTTAATTTTATTAGAGGAACCTTCAACTCAAACACTCTTTTATTTTTTGTCGGCAAACAAAAAATAAAATATATAAGGTCATTGTTGATACTACCACCTATTAGGGTCATTAGGCCCCTCACCAACCCCAGTCACTTGTGTCGATCGGCTTATTCGCACTAACATCTCCATCAATCACACCCAATGAAAATGGATCTATTACACCCAATGAACCATCCACTTTTATATGATCATTTCCATTGAAACACACATTTCCACAAAATGTTTTTAAACCTGGATTGTATGTTAACACCGACGACGCTGCTCTGTTTATCGGTAGAACCCTCGGCTCTTCATCCTTTATTATATTGTATCCATAAATACCATCCCGATTCAATATTTGAGTAGGAAGGTTTTTGTTATTTTCTCCTTCATCCCACCCCATATAAAAACTTATATCTATATCTTGTGTCCCTTCACGCCATTCATCAGTGGTACTGTAAATTACATCATAAATATTTTCGCCGCTCAGTGATGACAACGCAGCAACCGCCTTGTTCTTTTTGAAGAATCCTCGCTTAGGGTTTTCATAACGATAGAAATACGGTATATAACTTGGATCCCAATCAGGCTTCCAACAAAAACCTGGATTTTGGTCATCGGTTGTTACCATTGAACAATCGTCATTACCGTTAATTACAAAGAGACCAGCGGCCGACGCGTCATTACATGAAGCTTCGTTAGGATGTGTACATTCATAAAAGTATTTGGGTTGAGCGTATAAATTGTTAAACAAAGTTAGTAAGGTTAACCCACTATTGGTTACATAGCCCATCCTGCCGGAAAGATCTGGGTGCTCTTCAAACCTCTGTGATAAATAATCAGCACTGGCATCTACTAAATCATCCCAACTAAGTATATTGGGATCCCCTAACTGTGTACTAGATATATCAATGTTATTACAAGAGTGCTCCGGAAGATAGAGCTCACCACTCACGTCTTCTCCATACCAATGACACCACCCTGAACTATCACTAATGTCTTTTCGCCAAATGTATGGAACTATTTCGTCGCTAGGCGTTAAGTAAAACTTAAACGGTTCGCCATATTCATTATACCCATACACATTATCAGTAGTTAATTCGCCGAGATCACTAGGATTTCCATCAAAGGTCTCCGTTACCTCGTTATACTTTTCATATATTTTGTAGATGATGTATATCAATAATATTACTAAAATAATTGAAATTATTTGTCCATAACTTACTCGCATTATATATATCATACGATAATATTTTAGGGGAACCTAGCGGGGGGAAACCCGAGTTCCCCCCACTAAAGTTTAAATAATTACATATATTAGATTAACATGACCCCAGCGGACAACACTAGAAGCCAAACAGCGGTTGATAAACCACTCGTCATTGAAGAACCTACCCCTTCCGGTATTTCGCTTTACATTGATTATACCCAAAACAACTACCAATACCGCAAATATAACCCAAAACCTACAGAAGAAGACGAAGATATGTGTTCATGTTGTAAATTTTTATGACATATATTTTTTGAAAATATATATGTCAATAAAAATTATTACTTTACGTAATATTACCATTGCTTGGATCATTGGTAACTATTTTAAATGTCGGCTTCACAGTCCCGTCCACAGGGGTCTCGTCTCTTATTTCATGTAAATTGATGTCTTTTAACATTAATGTTGTATTATTGTCACTATCAATGCCCTTATCTTGCTTATAAAAAATTAGTCTATACTCTTCGTAGTCATACGTCACAAACGCTTCCCTATATGGCTGATTATGCCATTCATCATCACCAATACCGACAAAATATAATTCGTTACTAATGTGTCCTGAAATAATTGATTTACCACTATTACCATTTTGTGGACCCAACCACACATACAACCCATTTGTTTGTGATTGACTTAATTTAGTACTTCCAAAAACCTCAGCCCCTCCCATTTTTGCTGCATAATAAGATAATAGATAACGTGTATTCGGTTTTAAACGAATATCCTGATACAAATAAATATTAGAACTACTACCAAAATCTATTATCGATGAGTCGTCAATGGTTATTTTTACCGACGGTTCTTCATCTCTCCTATCTAAATATACTTTCCAATCTTGTGGACACTCATCAGTAGTAGTGAATAAATTATATTGTGGATTATTGAAAGGATGATGGTCATTAGAAACCCACGCATCACCAGATAATGGGCTTCCAAAACGACCATGGTTGAATAACTCCGTTATTTCACTTCTATTCAGTACATGATTCCAAATGTGTAATGAACTTATTGCCCCACTCATATTTTCTGAATTCGTCTCTCTTCGCCCAAGATAAGTCAAATCACGACTTACTACTCGTGGTTCTACTATAAATTCAAGATCCGTTTCCAAGCCCCCATCTTTATATAGACACATACGAGAATATCCAGATTCATTTTCACCAACTGTTGCAACTACATGTGTCCATTCATTTACATTCACCATATTCACAGCTGACGCGATATATTCATTCTCATTATCAATTTTAAATATTAACTCGTTGGAACCGGTCCTAACTATTTCAATAATGTCGTGTGTGCCACTACCACTATCATCTTTACTTAAACTAATTATACAATCACTTGTGTCGCTAAGGTCATACCACTTAACCCATAATGCTATTGTCATTTCACCACCAATCGTTGTACCGACAAGTTCCGTAATAGTAACAACATCCGTTTCAGTAGGGTTAAATACTATACCCTCGCCAATATTTATATTTTTGTTTATACCATTATTATTTTTGTGAAATAAAAATTCATAATTTACAAACCTATTATAATCTATCATTGCGTTGGGAATGGGCATATAATCACTTGATAAGGGAACATCATTCCCGTTATTATATATATATTTAACTTCGTTGTCAGTGAGTGCGTATCTCCAAATATACATCGAATTTATATAACCCGAAAAATACTTATCAGCATCAGCTGAGGTCATTAGACTTACTCCGCTGTGGTACCTACCCAAGTAATGGTATGTACGCGTTGTCAAAAGCGGTTCTTCTACATCGTATCTAGCATCCACCAAGCTACCATCATGATATATTTTCATGACATTTTTCTCTACTGTACAAACTATATGTGTCCATGTATTCGAAACGATTGAAGTAATAAATACTTCTTGTTCTTTTGGAGTGCCATCATCATTCCTTTCCTTGATAGAAAATATACAATCATATAAATGAGTACTACTCGTAACCACACCTTCATTTAAACCAATATAAATCTCATTCGTTGACTCGTCACAAAAATGACACAGGGATGAATATTCTCCGAAATCATCCCATTTAGCCCAAATAGCAATCGTCATCGGTCCACCTAATTCACCTTCATTCAATTGAATATAAGAATACGAAGCATCATTAAATTTCGCTCCACTAGAATCATATATTATTTCATAGTTTGTATTCACACTCATTCCCACCTC